AGCTGAATGATCCCACTGCAGTTGACTTATCTTCTTAATCTTCTTAAGAGGCCATAATCCTCGTACAGGTTCTTGCTTATCGATAGCCTCATCAGCCTCTACAGGGTCAGTAAAATCCATAAGCGTACCCTTGGAGACCCCTTCAGACAAACGTTCTAATGCATATTCTTTATACAATATAGGGGAATGTTTTTTCATGAAATTTGAAAGGGAGACACTGTAGCCACAGTTATGACACTTATAGAACCACTTGTTACTTTTTGAGTATAAGTAACCGCGCGCTTTATATTTGTTCTTCTGAGAATCGCCACACTCTGGGCATCTTAGATTGTAAAGGGCATCACCCTTCTTTTTAAACAGGTCAAATTGATTAGACATCAATCCAACGTACTTCTGATCAAGCCAACTCATAGTATATAGTCCTCATTCTACATGATGATTATAGGCTATATTTTGGTATAAGTCAACTAAAGAGTGCAGATATATTGAAATTTTCTATGACTAAAATTGCAAACGTTGCAATACCAAGAACGAACCAGCGCCATTTCTCAAGCGCGTTTACTCGTTCCTCAATTACATCAAATCTTGCAAGAAGAAGTTTCTCTGCTCCTTGCATTCTATTGAGTATTTCTGTATTACTTACGTTATGATTTTTTTTGAGCTCATCAATATCGTTATGATTATGTTTAAGCTCTTCTAGTATCCTTAACATACGCTCATCTTGAACGTCATTCCGAGCCTTGCACTCGGCGTTAAGTTCTACTAATTCCTGAAGTACTGTTTCAGATCTTAAGAGTAAATTTTCATTAAAACGCACCTCACCCGACAACTCAGTTAGCCTGGTCTGCATTTCCTGCATTTTTTCGTTTTGAGTCGCCATACGATTCTACTTCTTCCTGTAATTGTTTTATCTTACCATAAGCATTGTATAGCTGTTCTGTTAACGTCGCAATTTCTAATTTAAGTAACTCAATGTCAGTCATTTTTAAAAGTCATCTAAGCTGTTTTCAACAAGATACGAGTATTTATGCACATTGTGATCTGTGAGCATGTCAGCAAAGTTACCTTTTTTCATTGCATTCCAAAAACCTGATAACCAGCACTGAACTAGTTTAGATTTAGAAGGATTGACATAGCAGTTGTCCTTATGATCATAGTAAATACTGATACCAGTATGTCTATAGAAAGGAGCAGGAGGAACACTAGGTACAATATCGTTATTGTTAACTAGTCTGATATGCTCGTATTGTAGATTAAAAGCTTTACGGAAATCATTACCGCCTACTCTCGGCGCACCAAATGTAATAACTTTATTTACTTTGTCAGGGTTCTGTCTAGAAGCAAAGATGGTACTCATTGCTCCGCCTAGTGAATGACCTGTAATAATATACTTCTTAATAGTATTCTTTTTAGCCCAAGCTCTAATATCATCTTCAATCTTAAGTACTTCTGTCTGAAAACCTAAGTGAACTGATCCACCTAATTTGCTATCTCGTTTCCAGAACTTCAGATCAGCAATAATATCATTACGCTTGTCTGGCTGTGTACCTCTAAATGCTACGTATGCTACATTATCTTTAACACAACATACTGCTTGAGCGCCATCTACATCACAGAATTTAACTGCCATGTATCCGTCTCTACGTAGCAGCCTGGCTACACTATCTTCATATACAATCTTAGATAAGTATGCTGCAATACTAATCTCATTGAAGAGATTTAAATCAATTATTTCCTGCGGTGTCCGCTTCTTCTTTACCAACGCTATCATCCTTAGTGGTTACTTTTCTATAATAGATAATTACTTCACCTAGCTCTCTTACGTATCTTCTTATTTCTTGTACATTATAAGCCATAAGCTCATAATCGGCAACTGTCATAGCAACAAATGCTGTATTTTCACCTGACTGTTTACGTACTTTAGCTAGGAATTCCTCGAGGTTCGCTTCACTTACTACATACCAATATGGTTCTTTCAAGTCAAGTGCTCTAGGTAATGTAGGTTGTACAATCTCAATCTCAACTGGTTTGGTAATAACCTCAACCTTTTTTGGACCAAGTATCGAACAACCACTAATTGCTAGCGAGGCTGCTAATAATACGGCTGTCTTCTTCAATACCATCAAACACTTCCTTTGTTGCTGCATTAATTCTTGGTTCAATTAAACCAGGCTTTGCAGCAGCGAGCTTGGTTAGATTATGGCGTTTAAAGATATCAAGATAACGATTCATATCTCCCATAATCTCATTATTTTTTTGTTGCATATCAGTAAGAGCTGCAGTTTGCAGCTGAAAGTTTTGCTGTAATGAATTAATAGTCTGAACTTGTTCTTGAAAAGCAACATCCAATGCGACCTTTTCAGCCATTAATGACTGGTTTTTATTATAGAGAAACATCATACCGATTCCCATAACTAATACTACACCAGCTAAAACTTTACTTAATACTCCACCCAACATTATACAAATTCCTCAAATGCTTTATTCACTTCAGGTGATTCAAGCTTATTAAGTTCTTTATAGCCTTTACGTTTCTTCTTCTTATACCAGTGCACTTTATCGTCACCTGTACCAGCAACATCTGAGCCAGTAGTATTAGCAATATCTTCCATTAACTTAAGTATATCATTATCAATATCTAATGATTCAAGCTCAGTAGTAGAGTAGTTACTAACATCTTCTTTAATGAGATAAAGAGCGGCAGCGTATGAGGCTATACGACTACGTCCTCCTGGAACCTTTTCCATGAGTCTTTTAATTTTTAATACTAGGAGATCAAATTTAGGAAGGCCTCTTTTTAACTCAAGAGTATTTCGATCTCTGGCTTTGATCTTAATATCGCCTCTTTCATCGATAATACCGAGCTGGTATGCTTCCCATTGATCGAAAGGCGTTACGAGCCGTTTAAGAAACTTATATGTGGCATATAAGCTAACTACATCATTTGCCATCAACAGTCTCCTTTATAAGCTCAAACAGCCTGATATCAGGCTTGATGTGTGCAGTATGAATATCTTTTGGAGGTAATCCAATCTGATGAACTACCTCAGGTACTCTATTTAGATATTCTAAGAACGGTATAAGTTCTGAGTAATATCCATCCAGCTTGAGAAAGAGAAGTCTTGTTGCGGCCTCTTGTCCAAATAAATTGTAAAGCAGAATAATATGATTCATTACTAGCCTAATTTTAAGCTGTCTTGAATCTCTATACTTATTAAGCAGTCTTTTTATATATTTGAATCGTTTGAGATCGTCATAAAATTCTACAACATCCATGCAACTGGGATTGTCATAGTGTTTTGCTGCATATAATAAAGCATTTGAGCTGTCTAATTTATCAATCATAATATATCCTTCTAATTACATATATTTATGCAACTAGAAAGAGCCTAGCACAACCCTCTTAATTTCTGTATTACTAGTTACTACGTACAAATATCCATCATCATAGAAAGCATCTCCCTGCTGCAGAGATACAGTATTAGAAATATATGAACTATTTGCAGGTGTAGTAGGTAATCTAAAATTGAGTCTGCGAACTGATGGTATATCATTAACACCAATGGAAATAGTACCACCGACAATATTAGCAGTGATATTATTCCCATTAGATACTGTATATAACGTATTCGCAAGACTATTAGCAGTAATCTTTTTCGTTTCAATTAAAGATGAATCACTCACATCAGTGACAATCATAAAGATATCACCAGCCGCTACTTCTGTAACTGCATTTAACTCAGTTAATTTTTTAGCCATATTATATTACTCTTTAATTTACGCGTCAGCGAAAGATGAATCGTCAGCTGTACCAGTTGAATTAGCTGCACCACCAACAAAGTCAGTAGCATCGCCTTCAATTCCACCAGCAACAAGCACTTCATACTGCTTACGTCCAGCACGGCCGCCTGAACCAGTAGTTACTCGAACCCAACCTGAATGTGTTGCTTCTTGCTTAACACCTACTTCGGCAGCATCCACACCAAATACAGTGTTACCGAATTGGTCTTGACCGGATTCACCGGTATCAGCTCTCACAACAAACTTAGGTGCGTCTGAGAGTTGGTCTCTTTTTCCATATAAAGCCATTTTAATCTCCTTAATGTATCTTTATTTATCGTTTCTTCGTAAGCATATTACCTACTTTAGTCAATCCCTGTGGATTACGACCAATAGCAGCTCTTAACTTACGTTTAGCCATAGGGTTTAATTTATCATGTGCAGTCAAAATGGCATTCACATGATGCGGTTTAACTTTAGCTTTTTGGCCGCCACTAAACGTAATATGCTTATCACCGCCCATACGATGCATATCTTGTGCTGATCTTAACTGCATAATAATATGCTGATCAGATTGAGCCATTTCACCCTTCTTAGGACGACCTCTTTGGCCTGCTACTTCCATGAATGATAAGATTGATTCTCTCTCTTCATTAGCTTTCTTAAGTGCTTTAGCTACAGCAGGGTGATTTGAAAGACCTTTTTTAATCTTTTCCATCTTCTTAGATGCGCCTGTATGATCGCCACCTTTATGACGAGGATCATTAGCAATACCTTTAGCCATTCGAATCTGCTTACCAGTAATATACTCGTCAACTTGTACTTCTTCTTTATGAGGAGTAACAGTGTGCTTAATTTTTGAGCGATGTCTTTGAGCAATCCCCATATTCTTAAATGCTTTAGATGCAGCATGCTTAGGTGTTTTAGCTTTTACCTGAGTACCGCCTTCTCCAGCAACATTTACATTATATGTGGTAGATTCATTCTTGGCCATATGCTCTCTCCTCTTCTTAGCAGCTTTTGCTTTATCTGTTACTGAAAGGGCATAACCTTTTTTATCTGCACCAGGATCATTCTTTTTATTCATTGCTTTACGTACAGCAGCTTTTTTAGCGCTATAAGCCATAGCAGCTTTTGACGTTGGAACTCTAAAGTTAAAGCTATGCTTAGGTCCATCTCTCTCTAAGTCTTCATGCACGTGTTGTTGATTTTTCCGTCTGTAATCAGTTACTGCGTTTTGCGCGCCGCGGTCATTATTTTTCATACCAGGCGAGTTAAAATATTTATCATGGTATGCTTGAGCTTCGCCCTTAGCATGTGATGGCTTTTTATACGATGTGCCTCCGAGATAAGAAACCTTACCTTTTGGATTAACTAGCTTAGCTCTATAACCACCTTTTACACTCTTCTCATGGCTAATTTTATAACCATGTTCAGAGCCAAATTTAGCTTCTTCTACATTCTCCATACGAGATAGAGAACGTTTCGGCTCACTAGTTTTCTTTTTATAGGTATCCATTCCAGACCCTTTCACTTTGTCTTTACCTAGACGTTCACGCTCTTTACGCTGTACATCTAAACGACTCATTGCACCTTCATTAGCGTTCTTCATCATATCAGAAAGCTTCTTAAGCTTATCTTTATCAGAAGTAGTGATAGCATCTTTCTTTTTCTTATCAGCTATTCTTTCCATAGACTTACCATAAGCGTCAGTGCTTTCAGCAGCGTCTTTAAAGTCTTGCTTACTTGGTGCACCCTTTGATCCTGGCTTACGCATACTCTCTCCCGATCCGGATTTAATACGTTTACGTTTAGCATGGATATTATCCCACAATCCTGGTTTTTTACCTTCTTGCATTATAGCCTCACTTCTTCTTTTTATGACCGTGATGCATCTCTTTAACGATTTCCAGAACTTCTACTGGACAATCCTCAACAATGTAAGGGCCTTCTTCGCCGCTAAACATTACGTCATAATGAGTTACATAACCTGTACCGTCTTCATTCTCTTCAAGAGTATGCATACCAGGTACACAACGGCCTTCGCCATGCTCTTTATGAACAACGTGTGTAGCACAGTCATGCTTTACAGCTTTTTGAGCATTGTCTGTATCCATATCATCTGATTCGTTAGTAGGTTTATGAGTCTTATCCCAGTTATATTGTCCATGTCCTCTATAAGAACCTTTAGAATATCCGCGCTTCTTCATTTCGTTACCGAGATGGTGATCATAGTCTGATCCAGAAGTTTTTCCGCCAGCTTTTTTGACAGCATCATGATGTGCATAATAGGAATCACTCTCTAAAATAGCTTCTTCTTTAGCGACAGTCTTTGGCTTTCCTGTGTCTGCGCCGCGCATAAGAGCTGCACGAGCAATAGGGCTTTTTATACTAGCCATACCAGCTTTATCTTTACCAAAGCCTTTTAACTTAATAGGTTTTTGACCTTCCTTCATATTGTGATGATCTTTACCACACTCTTCACAAGGGGATTTACCGCAATCGCAATCGCATTCTGCAGCTTCGTTAGTATACTTTACTTTGTCTCTACCACCTGGCGCATTAAGCTTGCTGGGTCTAAGATCAATATAATTCTTATAATCGCCTTGCTTTGGTCGCTTAATCTTTCTAGTTTGCTGTGGACGATCCGCAGATGAGAAACCTTCCTCGATCTCTCCCTCTTCTTCTTTCATAGATTTAGAAATAGCTTTACGCTTCTTATGGAGATACTCATCAGACTCATCTGAATCACCATCGTTATCGATATCTTTATCATCACGGGCAGCATGTTTACCCTTGAGCTCATCCTTATCTACAGGATCTAGTTTCGTTTTTTCTTCAATTTTTTCGCCGCGCATGATTCTAGCTGCGATGTCAATAACATCTTTACTAATTTTGCTGTCTGAGAATTGCATTTTTTACTCCAAATGTTGAATATATTCAGTATTATTTAGCTATTATTTGATCTCTGTCTTCTGACTCTTCTTATCTTACCTTTGTATAATATAGGAATATACCATAAAGGCTTCTTTGTCATTCTAGGCATAGTGTATTCCCACTCAATACCTTTACTATCTATCCAAGTACAGTGGTAACCAAACCATGTTTTACTCTTATACCACTTTACTTTACCGCCTTCTGTTAATATTTTCCAGAAAGTCCAAAAATAGCAGTTACTCATCTTCGATAAGATTCCTTTCGCGCAAAATATCAAATACATCCTCAGGCATTTGCGATGTACATAACTGATATATAATCTGCGGGTTACCTTTATCTTGTCTAGCGCCATGCCAGTCCCTTGTATTAAATACGCAAGCCCTGTCATAGTCAAATTCTTGAACAACCTCATTTCCTTCACTATCAGAGTATCCAATAAATGTTTTTGTAATACCCTTAAATAGAGGAAAAGTTAAAATTGTATTTCTTTTACTATGATCTTTGTGCGATACAGCATGAGTGCCTGCTGTTGATCTAACAAAAACATGCTGGCCAAACTCAATACCGTATCTGTCGCAAACTAACTTACCTAGAAATGTATCTATCTTTTCAATAGGTGAAACTTGATATCCAACAGTTCCTTGTTCGTAGGCTGTATCCTTTATCGATGCTTTACCGTCATCCTTCACGTAATAATCATACCAGCTTCCCGTAGCTTTACGGAGAATATCGTACTCTCGTTCAGTAATTAAGTCTTTTATAAAATATGCTCTATCCATAATTAATCCAATAAATGTAAAATGTCCTCTTGTGAAGCGAGAGAACCCATTAAGTAGTGCCGAAGATTTGGCCCATTATGCTCAACAGAGTGTCTGAACCCAATATTTAAAAAGTACATCTTACCATTTTCCATATGCAATTCTCTCTCTTCACCTTTATACCAGAACTTATTAACAACACCCTCATTACCATTAATAGGCATAATCCAACGAACAGCATATGTGGTATTGTAATCTATATGTGGAGGGACATACCCTCCAGGCTTCATTCTAGAATATCTTGCTCTAATAATCTTTGCTTTGAATAAACTATTAAGATGCTCTTCAAGAGGAGTACTATCATAAAACGATGCTGGATGTTTCCAGTTGTGCTCATCCATAGT